ATCCTTGCGGGTCTCGATCGCGAGCCTGACGAGCTCGACGTTTGCAAACGACCGTAGGGCGGCAAAGCCGAACGGCTCATAGGCGCGCGGCTTGTAGTTGACGTTCGTTCCAGGCAGGAACTCGAACGCGCGGATCGGCTGCGGATCGGTAGGGGTAAGCGGATACCCGGGTGAGAAGAAGCCACCCGGCGGCTGAAAGGTCTGCGCAGACAAATAGCTGCCGACCGGACCGCCGCCCTTTATCTGGGTTTGGAACGAAAGCGAGGTTCGAAGCCCGCCAGGAGGGGGCATAGGCTGCTCCTACGGGTGTGGCGTTATCCAGCCACCGCAGCGAGTTCGGCCTGCGCCGCAGCGTACTCGACGGAGCCGGGCTGATAGGTTTTCTCGATCGGCTCGGGCTTTTTCGCGTTCTGCAGCTTCGACATTTCTCGCCGCGCGAGTTCGAGCATGGACTCTCCCGAGACGACCTCGAGGAAGACGCCGAACGCTCTGGACGTCGCGTCCGCGGTATCGTCCTTCGCCGCCTCCGGAAATGCTTCCAAGCGGTCAAAAAACTGCGCGTTCCACTCGCCAGGCAAATAGTACACGTTCCCGGCCTCGCACTGAGCGCTGAACGGCCCGAAGCGCCCGATCTTGCCAGCCTTCGCCGCAGCGCCTAGAGGTGTGCCGATCGCCATTCGGCTCTCTGCGCTGAACCGGGCATTGAACCCTACGAGAAGTTTAGAGTGGGCCGCCGACTGTGCTTTGCCAGCCTGAGCCGGGTCTTTCGGGATCGAGATCGTCACGTCCAGGCCTGCGGTCCGATCCTGACGCGCGACCCGGAGGATCTCCTTGTCTACCGCGTCGGCCGTCCCGCGCATCGCCGTGTGGTCGCCAACAATAAAATCGCCCCTGGGCGTGCGGCCGATCAGGACGCTTTCGGTCCAGTCCGGGTTGTTCTGTTCAGTCTTCGGCGTTCCAGCCAAGTCCCAGCCTCTGGCCCATCGTGTGCCGGCCGGAACCATCTGAATCGGCTTGAGCCACTTGCGCTGGAAGTAGAGGCCCGCGCTGGGCCTGATCCGCCAGTTACCGGCCAGAAGCCGCTCGCGCTCCACGGTGGGGAGCGACAAGAGGTTGGCCATGTAGCCTGGATCGCTGTTCATAAACAGCTTGTTGTCGGTCAACCTCGCCGGGATGAACGTAACCGACTTTGGCTGCAGCGCTTCGGCGGGAACTCTACCGGTAAACTCGCGGATCAACTGCTCTTTGCTGTCGGCCCAGAACAGGCTGTCATTGACCCTGATGAACCAGCGCAGCACGCCGGCCCTGCCGGGTATTGGAAACCCTGTCTCCGGATCGATCCACCAAGAGATAAACTCGGCTACCCAGCTATCGGCGTCGGGATTGCAAGTCGCCCTGACGTAACCCTTAACTCCCGACATCGACCGATTCCGGGATAGCAAATACCAGAACTGGGACTGTGAGAAATGAGTCAGCTCATCAAAACAGTTCTGGTTCACCAAACCTGATGTGGTAATATAGTGGCTCTCACCTGCGATGGTGATGTCGATGACCCACCTCTGACCACAAGGCTCCATATCACATGAACCAAGAACAACGGGCTCTACCGCCGTCCGTTCAGACCCCCTATACGGGTGGGCATAGTGTAATTTATGGCGGATATGTCTTTGAGCTATGTCCTGACCACCCGAAGGCGAACCCATTTGGTTTTGTCCCACAACATCGGCTTGTGATGGAACGGTCGATGGGCCGGTATTTGACTTCGAAAGAACAGATCCACCACGACGACGAGGTGAAAACGCATAACGACGAAGCAAATCTGAAGGTTCTAACCCGCGCTCAACACCTGAAGCTTCATAGAGAGCGCCAGCGTGAGCTAAAGAGCGGGCCTCTTGTGAGAGAAACCGTTCGGCAAGAACTACAGAAAGGCGGACTGAAAAAGGCAGCGGCGGCTCTTGGAGTTCACACGGGCACAATCCGCAATCTGTATCCCGATCTCGTGGCCCCATATAAGAGGCGGTCTCCGAGTAACATAGACGACCCCAAGGTGATCGAGCGGGTTCTATCGGTCGCTCTGCTTGATAAGGTTGGCTACCGAGAAGTTGCGAGAGAGACAGGAATTTCCTATCGGACGGCTCGTCGAATTTGCGAGCGCCGAGGGATTGACTGGAATCCGAAGGGGTCCCCGGTTCCGACTGGTCGTCCCCCAGGCACATCGAAAATCCTGAAAAACCAGAGCATTGTGGATAAGGTGAGGGAGCTTGCCCCCGATAATCGGTATGGCTTGCAGGAAATTGCGGAGACGCTTGGAATTTCCGTGCCGTCAGTGTCTCAGATTCTAAAGGTACATTCGATCCCGTGGGTTCGGAAAAACAAGGCTGGTTACAAGCATAAGAATCTGCGTAGGAAATCCACCCAGCAGTCGTCAAGACCTTATGCGTGACCGAGTGAACCTGATCACCAACCACGCGGCCTGTATCATCCCGAACCACAGCACTTACGCAATCTTCCAGACGACGGTTGCCAACGAACAGAATCGGTCTCGGTCCCTGTAGGGTGGCAACCTCATCTCCAACTCGCAAATCACGGACGGGCCTAAAAGACCCATCAGACATGCGAACGCGCTCGTCTTCCTGGCAGCACAGGAGCGGAATTTCCGAGCCTTGCCAGTTATTCTTGCTTTGCTCGTGCTCGAGATGAGCGAAGCGAATCTTTCCACCATTCGGCCAAGACCACTCCAAGAGGCCAATCTTTGGCTGTCCTCCGACTAATGGATAGATGTTGCTCGACGCATCCCAAAGGCCACCAGGATTCGTAATCTGCGTTGTCGTCCTTCTAAAAAAGACAGCAGCAAATTTCGGATTCGTGGTGACGTGACGGAGAGGTTCGAGCAGTAGCGTATAAGACTTTCCGGATGGCGCGGCGTCCGATTAGTGGACGACGCGCCGGCTAGAACCGCCCCCAGCGGCACCGCCATATATAGCGAGATCTGCGAGACTTCGCATGAACGCTGTCTGGGGGCCGGGCTGGGGGCTAATCTTTTCCGGTTTGTGTTTCATGGCTGACCTCCAAGTCGTCGGTGCTGGGGCGATATATATAGTCTATGTACTCTAGAGACTTAAATTCGGTGACCTCTTCCGCATCCTCTGCATCTAGGTCAATCTCATTACCCCGGCCATTATCTGGCAGGATCACCACGACCTGGTTTTCAAGCCGGATAGGACCGCCGTCAGGGCCGGTAAGCTCCTGGGCGACCTTCTCGGACCAATTCATTCTGGCCGCCGCCCAAAACTTCGCTGCGAGGAAGGTGTTCTTCCCGTCGATAGGGCCCATCGCCATGCTGTAGATCTTCGCGGCGACTTTAGAGTTCGCTTCGATGGGCCCTATGTCGAGCTCTTCGCGAAAATGCCCCGAAAGAGTATCGTGACCAATCCCGAGCACCTTCGCGATGTCCAGTTGAGAGACACCAAGCGAAGCAAGCATCTTGACCTTGGAACGCTGCTCCGGTGAGGCCACGAACGGCTTGACGCCGGAGGCGCGAGCGATATCGCTGAACGCGGTAGGGTAGTGACGGCGAAGGGTGCTTTCAGGAATGTCAAGAACGTCGGATATGCGCCATACCGGCACATTGGCGGCCAGCAAATCGCGAAGCCGGGTCTCGATCCTCTTGGAAGGCTTGTAGGGAGCCATAGACATGGGACTCAACCTTGAGTTCTGGGTCTTGCCTCGGAAACCTCTTCAAAAGTTTGGCCGGTGCTTTCGAGTTTGGCCGTCTGCCCGGAGAACTTCTGGTATCGGTGAATTGCCACATCCACGTAAGCCGGAGAAATCTCCATCGCCATGCAGCTACGACCGTTTTTCTGCGCCGAGATGATCTGCGTGCCCGATCCGCAGAACGGCTCGTAGACAATGTCGTCAGGATTTGAAAAAGCGCAAAGCATTTCGCTCACGAGATCTACAGGGAACACCGCCGGGTGCGCGCCTGCATCGCCTAACCCCCCGGTGTGACGTTGAACCCGGATGACGCTATCCAAAATTTTGTGCGTGTTTAGCGAAGATTTGGGAGAATAGTTATTCGTGTCGAAAGTGCCGTCTTTTGGGCGTTTGACGCCCAAATGTGACTTATCCTTGATGTTTTCTGCCTTTTTAGGGACAGTTCTGTGGGGTTTTACTATCTCACGATTTAGGTGAAATATGAACTCGAATGACGGCGCGAGACGGCCTCGAAAGTCGCCTGGAAGGCCCGCGCCCTGATCCCAAACGTACCAACCGAATTTTC